TCTTGGCCTGGAGCTTCGTACCGTCCATGTCACCCCCTGGCCATGCTGATACCGCCATTGCCCAATGAAGGACCAGGCGGGACACCGATAAAGCCACACAACTCGCGGCGCCAGATCCGGTAGAGACTCATCCGGTCGGAAACCTCGTTCTTGTTGTGCACCCAAACGGCGGCCTGATCCGTATCAAGGTTCTCGGTGGCGGACAGAACATCCGTTTCCAGTCCGCCCAACTTGGTCAGGAACGAGGTCATGGTGACCTCTTCCTCTGGGCGTAAACTGTCGAGACGGTGATTCAGCGTTTGCCAAATCATCGGCGCCACCCAGCCCCACGCCGTGTCGCGACGGTCGTCAAGCGTCACATCACCCTGCATCGGGTAGCCGGCGTAACGGCGGGCGTCCGATTTTTGCTGGTCAGTAAGCATGTTCGGCCCCTGCTATTACTGATGATCGCCGACTCGGCGCATTACGAATTCTTGTCTTTCGACGGTTTCTTCTCTGCATACAGCTTGTGCACGGACTCATCGAAGCTCGAAGCATCGATCAGTACGTATTCGCCCTGGTCTTCACTCCAGGGCTGAACCTTGATTGGCTCTTCGTTCATGTGTTTCTCCAGAAAGGAATGAGCCCGAGGCCGAAGCCCCGGGTACAGTCATTACGCCAACAGCAACGCAGTGTGTTCCGGCTTGACCATCGCGACACCCCAGGCCAGTGCAATTTCGTACTGGATCTGGCGATATTGCTTGTACAGCGAGATCTCGAACGACAGGCCACTCACCGGGTCAGTGATGATCATGCGATCGGAGGCGCTGTCGCCGCCTTCTGGTAGTGCTGGGGCGCGGGTGGCAACGGCCAGCGCCGATCGAGCAAATGCCATGTTGCGGGTAGTCGCAGCGATTACGGTGATAGCGGTAGCTGCGGCCGGAATTGCCTTGCGCAAGCCTGGAGCCGCAAGAGTTATGGTGCCGCCTTTCGAAGCGTCAGCATCACCGGAAGCAACCACGTACTTGTTGGTGTCGCCGGCAAAAGTGATCACGTCACCAGCCAACACTTTGCCGGTACCAGCCGACGCCAGGGTGATCACTGTAGTACCAACTGCGTAGCTCTCAGTGTCGGTGGTGGCGTGGGCGCCGGTACCTGCGATAACGGACTTGACCTGAGCAGACTCACGAATAGCGAAGCCGTGCACATCAAGCAGCACGCCACGACGCAGCAGCGAGGTATCAGCGGCTTCGTTCGCCTTGGTCAGTTGGCCCAGGGTGCGCATGCTGGCGCCGGCGGTGGTGTCGAGCACCATCTGCAAGTCGCTCATCGGCGCGCCGTTGTCCGACAGGATTTTGCGCATCTGCGCGGCTTCTGCCAGGTTGGTGGCAAACGGGACAGTGCCAGGCGTGCCGTAGGCGCGGGACGACTTCAGGCACAGGGCCGCGATGTCGGATTCCACTTCGTTGACCAGAGCACGCATACCCTGTGCGAGCTGGTCGCGCAGGATCACGTTGTACGAGGCGCCGTTGTTGTCCAGGCCGCGTTTCTCTTCACCGTTCCAGCGCACCGGTACACGGCGAGCCTTGGAAATGGTCATCGACACGGAACCGATAGTTTGGTCGCCGTCGTTTGGCGGAGTCACAGCCGGGGTGATGTCAGTTGCGGTTGCAGCCGGCGCCACTGGCGAGGTGACGGTTTGACCAACAGCAGCACGGTCGTAGGTCATGTCGGACGAAACGGCGGGGATGAAGCCCACCAGTTCGCGGGACACGACGTCCAGTGCGTTGTAGATCGTGGTGGTAAGGCCGGTGAGAGTGTTACTCATGGATTGCTCCTAGGGATCAGTCGGTAACTTCACCGCCCGCAGACACGTGCGCATGCTTGCCCACTGGGTCAAGTGCGTCGAACTGGGAGCGGGAGATTGATTTATTGCCTTGTTCGCCATTACCAGCATTGTTAAAAGCGCCGGAGCCAGAGGCCCCAGTCCCTTTCAAGATGTGATCGCGGTGCGGGTATTGCTCAACAAGGGTTTCGATTGCTTCATCGAAGTCGGCAATCTCGCCAGGACGCGTGCGGCTGTAGACTTTTTGGCCGTACTGATCATAAGCGATGGTCTTGCCATCCTCGACCTTGAAGGCGGCGCCGAATTTGGACTGAACCAGATCTGCGGGGATTGCCAGCTTGTCTGCGATGTACTTAGAGCGGCTGAATGCACCGCCGATCTTTTCTTCATAGAGCTGCTTTTCGAAGGTCTGCGCCTTGGCGGACAGCTCATCAACCTGGCCCTGATAGGCCTTGCTGATTTCGTTGCGTACCACATCGATCTCACCGGCATCCACCAGCTTTTTCTGATCGAGCTTCGACACGATTTCGAGGGCTTTCTTGGCTGCCGCGCCGTCCGTGATCCCATCGAAGGACTTCAAGGCAGTTTCAGCAGCCTCTTTGCCTTCACGGTGGGACTTTGCTTCTGCGTTCAGGCGGGTGATCGTGTTCACGGTGCCAGGAGCATCAAATGCGACCTCTTTGCCATCGTCGTACACGTACACTGGTTTGCCATCTTGCAGAACTGCGTGGCCTTGGTCATCCAGTTTCAGCTTCATTAATACTTCTCCGGGCATCCGCCCATTTGTTGAGCCATCCGGCCCGGTGCGGCGTTATCCATCCGGAATTGCGCCCATAAAAAAGCCCCGACGTGTGCCGGGGCTGAAATCAGCGCTCGGTTACTGGTTATCGAGCGGTCGAGCAGCAGGCTTCAGAGGTTGAGCCTTGAGCTTCGCCATCTCTTCATCCCAGTCAAGGTCTTCGCTGAGCAGGCCCCGACGCTGGACTTCGGCAAATAGGCTTTGGTCAGACAGAATGCCATTGATGTTCATGTTCAGCAGGAAAGGCATAGTGGTTTCAGGGCTGAAGTCGACATCAAAGTTGCCCTTGACCTGTACGTGCCCGCCTTCCCGAGTCTTCATCCAGTCGGCGAAGAACTGAAGCGCTTGGTCGAGAGCATCCTCGAGTTGCCCAGCCATGGTTTGCAGCGGACTCATCTCTTGTGCCGCCTCATCCTCGGCCTGCGTGGCCGTCTTGACCGACTGTTTATCTTTCTGGAGCAGCTTAGCCCCAGCCAGGCGCATGTCATCGACCAAATCCAGCAGTGACTGGCGGCCCGCCTCGATGGCTTTGCCGGTGTGTTCAACCCACTTCATGTCGGCGTTGATCGGCAACTTGGTGGCCGATCCGGCGCCAACGGTGATGTCGACGCCGTCCTCGATGCCAATCACCGCAAGCATCGGCACCCGGGCGACGTGCAGGATGTTGTCTTGGTCGCTTTGGGACTGCCAATGCTTGATGTTCATGTTCGCCAGCTCAAGTAGCGGCGGTGTCGCGGTCATGAAGCCGGTGCGCTTGGTGTAGAAGGTTGTCAGCGGGATCTCAGTGAGGCTTGTCAGCCCTTCCGCGTTCTTCTGCCATACCTTCGCACCCTTGCCGTCATCAACTTCGATGTAGGTCGACCAGGCACCGGGAACCAGCACGCGGATCTGCACGACACTCTTTGCGCCGAACTCGCCATCGTCGACCTCGACGCACTCCATGTAGCGGAACTGGGTCAGCACCTGCTGGCCGCCCTTATTGGTGGACCTCCAGCCCAGCACCTGGCCGGGCTTGATGATCACCGCATATGGGCGCACACCGGCGGACTTCTCGTCAGCCTTGGTTTTTAGGCCGTCTGCCTGTGGATAATCCACCAGCACGTGGCATAGGCCATGGGAAAGTCCGGTGCTAAATACAGACTGCCCCCAAACCTGCAGGTTATTACCCTGGAGGTCGAAGTCCTCGGCCATCTCCTTGATTAGCTCAGGGACGTCCTCAGTCAGCGTGATCGGGTCAGCGAATACGCGCCCGGTCATGTTCTGTACGGTCTCGCTGTACGCCGGCAGCAACGTAGAGGTCTTGAGTCGGGACTGATAAGCGTCCGACTCTTCCTTCGGCCACCGTGGCAGATACTTGGTACCGGCCTTGCGCATGGCCCTTGTGCCACCCATGAGAGCGTCAACAATGGCCCAGTCCAGTCGCATCTCGTCTACGACAGGGAGCGTTTTGCTCGGGTCATCACTGCTCATATTCAAAGTCTCAGAGATTCTTGGGAGGCGGTGCGCGCTCTGATCGGGTAGCGCTTGGCGATGAAGTAGCCTGCGGCGTCGTTCATGTGGTCGTGACCCTTTTTCGGGTCTTTATCAGGCTCGCCCTTGTCGGTGTATGTCTGACGCTCCAAGCACATGGTGAGCTGTGGGCATTGGTCGATATTGACCTTCAGCCGGCGCTCGCCGTAAGTGTTCAGGAACATGGCGTTTACCGAGTTGATACGGTCTTTCACGCCTGGGTTTGTCGAGTCAACGACCACTGTGAATCCGGCCTTGCGCAGCAATGAGAGATCAGACTCGCTCGCATTCTTACTGCTGGTGTTCTGCCCGCTGGCATCCGGGTAGACCGTGATTGAGTGCCCTACGAACCGGGCCTGAATCTTCTCGATCATTTCCGGGGTGTCGCGCACCTTGTGGAACTCATCAAGAGCCAGCGGCAAGCCTTCGCGCACCACGTAAACGACTGCGGCCATCTTCATGACGTTGAAGTCCATGCCGATATGGATCGCCTCACCAGGCTCAATACGCGCTGTTGTGCGGCAGTCTTCGCGGTTGAACGTGTAGTAGATGACGCCGGAATAACTTTCGAACCCTGCGTCGTATTCCTGGCGGAACGTGCGCGGATCCATCTTGCGCTTGGCGGCTTCCAGCTCTTCAGCCGGGACATTCCCGCCCTGCAGCGACGTGTACTGCCAGCTTTTGTGGTCTGGCTCACCGCCAGGCTGGCCGTCTTTGAACGTGTCATAGCAGTGATTGAAGCCTTTTGGCGTGCCAATACGCAGGGCATGACCGCCTTTGCGCAAACCAATGCCGGGGACCGTGTATTGGCAAGTCGAAAGCATCGGGCGAAGGACTTCTTCCCATGCGGCGTATTTGCAGTCGGCCCACTCATCCACCAGAGCAAAGAACAGGCCGGACCCGCGAAGGTCGTCGTAGTTGTCGAGACCCACGCAGCGCATGACGTGCCCAGACTTCAGCACAATCGAACATTCCGTCTCGTTGGGTCGCGATTCGCGCCAGGACAAAGGGATCGCCTGCTTCAGCCGGCGCCAGAAGACGCGCTTAGCCTGCTTGAACGTCGGAGCGCAG